GGTAAAGAATGTTAGTTATCACAAGCATTAGGCTTGACACATAGCAAATAATATGGTATAAATGTATTGATAATGAAGTCTAGCTGTAAAATACTAGTTAATACTTACAGGTGCATGGATTTATTAAATGGCTTGGGTAGTGCCATGAATGTGCAATAAGCATAGTCAAAACTACCCAATTAGGGGCTGACCTAGTCGACAGTATGTTTTTCTTTCATGGCAGTAAGGGAAGTGTACCACAGGGGAGTTGGCAAAGCTAAATACGAAGGGTGGGGTGATTTAGCACTTGACAGATAATTAAAAGTATGCTATACGACCAACTCTTATGAATTATCACAATCAAATAGAAATAGTTAAAAGTCTAGAAATTCCTGTAGATACAGATATAAGAATGGATTGCCCATTCTGTCACAATACTAACACATTTTCAACACATAACAGAGATGGTAAATTATCTTGGTATTGTTTCCATGCGTCTTGTAATATTAAAGGTTCATTTAATCAAGAAAAAACAATGGACGATATTCGTACATCGGTCACGCCAAAACCAGACATTCCTAAAAAATCATTTGTTGTACCAGATTATTTTACTTCTGTGTATGCAAATAAAAAATGCATTAAATACATTCAAGATAATAATTGTTATGAGGCAATGGGAAGAGGATTAGTTAAATTATACTACGACCCAAAACAAGAACGCATTGTATTTATAATACGCAAAAAAAACAATGGCATTGTAGGTGCTGTTGGTAGAGGTTTATCTTCAGCAATCTATCCAAAATGGTTTATGTATGGAGATAAATCCCACCCATTTATTTGTGGTAAATCTGACAAAGCAATTTTAGTAGAGGATTGTGCTAGTGCCTGTGCTGTATCTAATATTATAACAGGTGTAGCTTTACTTGGTACATCATTGCCAGATGATTACATTCCTATACTCAGACAATTTAAAAGTGTTGTTGTAGCATTAGATAGAGATGCAACTTCAAAAGCATTTGACATACACCAAAAATTATGTTATTATGTTAAGTCGGAAGTAAAAATACTTGACGAAGATTTAAAATACTTTACAACAGATGAGATAAGGAAATTATTATGAATATATTTTTTTTAGATAAAACACCAGAACTATCAGCACAATATTTATGTGACAAACATGTGCCAAAAATGTTATTAGAGTCAGCACAAATGTTATCTACTGCTGTACAAAGACATGTAGGTAATATAGAAGAACTCTATAAATCTGCCTATCCTAAACATCCTATGACAATATGGGTAGGAGATAATTATTTTAATTTTAAATGGGCATTTAAAAATGCTGTAGCAATACACGATGAATATAAATTACGATTTAATAAAATACATAAATCTTACAGAATTATAGAAGATATTTTGCATAATAATTATGCAGAAAAAATAGAAGGTGGAAGTATAACACCACCACCTCAATGTATGCCAGATGAATACAAAGACAAAGACTATGTTACAGCTTATCGCAAATATTATATAGGAGAAAAAGAACCCTTTGCAAAATGGATTAAAGGTAGACCTGCACCAGAATGGTGGACAGCATGAAATGTTTTATGGTGTATCCCTATGATTTTGAAGACCCAATAGATGGTACTTTTTTGTATATGCTTGGAATAAAAGATTTTAATTCTAAAAAAGAAATGCTGTCTTATTTGCAAAAAAATATATGTTCTGAAGAAACAAGAAAACCACTTAATTTTAAAACACTTTCAATGTATGTAAAAAAGTGTAAAATTTTATGCTTTTTAAAAAAATATAGAAAACGAATTAAAGATAAACTTAACATTGTAGAGGAGAATGACTAATGATAAAAACAAAAGCAAATAAAAAATTTGATATTGATTTAAAATATGGGCAGGTAAGAGAAGAACAGGTAAAAAGCATTTTTGCTGATAAAAAAATAGAAGTAAAAACAGAAAGAGATTGGTGGGCTAAGACAGGCAATGTTGCGTTAGAATATGAATGTAATGGCAAACCAAGTGGCATTACAGCAACTAAATCAGATTATTGGATACACATACTAGCAACAGGTAAAAAAAATCATTGTATGTTAGTATTTGAAGTACCTAAATTAAAAAAAATTATCAAAAAATATAAAAAAGATTATACAAGAATGGTAGGAGATAGAAATGCATCTAAGTGTGTTATACTACCTATAAAAAAATTATTTGATAAGGAGGCAATTGATGTGGCGGCTAATTGATTGTGGCTCACACCCATGGTTTGTAAAAACAAAATTAAAATATCATCATTGCGTTTATTCACATACTGGAGAATATAAAAAATTAAAAGTTAAGCGTTCTAAGATTCCATTTTATGCTTTGTCAGATAGAGTATATTTGTCGTACTTAAAAACTTGGAATTTAGATGATGCAAAATCTATTCTTGATACAAAGACTAAAAAATTTTATATTAATCACTGGAAAAATTTAAATAAAACAGTGCTTATGAAAGAAATAGTTAAGCAACTACGCTTGACATAAGACCAAACTTATGATATTAGCTACCTATGATAGAAAAACAATTACTAACCCTTTGTTTAAAAAAAGATTTCTATAAAGAACATAGAAACAAAATAACAAAATCATTATTTACCAATGGTGCAGGTAATTTTTTTGAAACTATACAAAAAGCACATGACGAATACAACACTGATTTGTCATTAGATGAAGTGTCTGTACTTCACACTGAAAAATATAATCCTGCGTTAACTCGTGCCTCAAAGCATAACTTTAGTGAGATGGTAAATGAGTTACGAGAAGAAGATGAACCCAATGAAAATGTTATTGGGGATATCATTGAGTCCTTACACAGGCGTAATCTCGCTCATAAAATTGCTGTTATGGCAACAGATATTTATAATGGTAAGACTGAAGACTTTTTAACTATAAAAAATTTATTAGACAATCCTCAAATTATTGAGGAAAGTAATGATGGTGAAGTTACATCCGATGTAGGTGAATTACTAGACCTTATTGATGTTACGACTAAATGGAATTTTAATTTACAATCGTTACAAGAACAGGTGTCCGGTATAGGTGAGGGCAATCTAGCAGTATTTTTTGCTAGACCAGAGACAGGCAAGACCGCCTTTTGGGTTAGTTTGGTCGCAAATGAAGGTGGTTTTGCCAGTCAAGGTGCTAAAGTTGTAGCACTTATCAATGAAGAGCCTGCTGTTCGTACACAGATGAGACTAATTAATGCCCATACAGGCATGACTAGGGAAGAAATTAAGGAAGATACTCCTAAAGCTAGTGCATTATGGTCACAAATTAATACTAATATTAAATTATTAGATACTGTTGATTGGAATTTAGATGATGTTAATAAATATTTAGAAGAAAATAAAACAGATATATTAATTATTGACCAACTAGACAAGGTAAATGTGTCTGGTACTTTTGCACGAACAGATGAAAAACTTAGGGCAATCTACACTGGTGCTAGAGAGATAGCAAAACGACATAACATATGTGTTATTGCTTTATCACAGGCATCTGCTGATGGTCACAACAAACTTAACTTGACATTTGATATGATGGAGGGTAGTAAAACGGGTAAGGCTGCAGAAGCTGATTTAATTATAGGTATTGGTAAAAGAGATACAAGTAATCCTAATGAGCCCATGAGACAATTAAATATTAGTAAGAATAAAATTAATGGAGTACATGCTGATGTCTCTTGTTTTATTAACCCCCAACTGTCGAGGTATGACGTATGATAACTGTAGTAGATGTAGAAACAACTTTTGTTAAAGATAAAACAAATAAATTAGACCCATCACCATTTCAACAAGAGAATAAATTAGTAAGTGTTGGAATTAATGATGGCTACTATTGTATGTATCATAAAACACACACTGATTTTTTAGTTGCTAAAAATTATAAAGATATACAAGCAATTTTAGATAAGACAACACTACTGATTGGTCATAATTTAAAATTTGATTTAGCATGGCTGTACGAATGTGGTTTTAAATATGAAGGTCGTGTGTATGACAC